AAGCTCATGCTTTGAGCTACCGTCTTATATAAGAGTTGATAAGCTCATTAGGTGAGCTACTCCAAAGCTCGTTGAAAACTAAAAGCCCGCTATTACTCCGCTATTGCGTGGCTTATCTAGTGATCCACTAGGGAGAGAAACAAAAGCATAGGCTTATAATCCACCGTTTTACTGTATGCTTATACAGTAGTTGTGATAATATGGCCTAATTCCTATTCCGTACCCAATTAATGAAGATACCCAAACTAACTAAAGCGCAGATAAATGAGGCGCTAAAGAATACGCCAATCCATGAGGTGCTGAACGTATCTAAACGCGCGCTAACCCCCAAACAGATTAAGTACTGTGAGAATGTAGCTAAGGGAGAATCACAAGCAGGAAGCTACCGTAAGGCATACAACAGCAAGGGAAAGCCAAGCGTTCAGGCTAATGAGGGATACAAGCTAGCCAAACGCCCTGATATTGCCGTGATGATAGAGGCTACGAGAAAGGCTATTGAGTGGGAGAAATCTCATACACTCTCTCAAACAAGGGCGCTGGTGGTGGAAAGACTGACTAAAGAGGCTTTAGATGATGATTCAAGCCCCTCTGCTCGTATCAATGCGCTTAAGGCACTCGGCACAGTTGCGGGCGTAGATGCTTTCGTACACCGTACTGAAACCAAAGTGATCAAGGATAGCACCAAGATCAGAGCCGATCTAATGGCACAGATAAAAGAAGCCATGCAAGCTAATACGATAGATGTAAGCGATGATCTAGAGGCTATCGAGTTGCTAGCGGAGATCAGCGGGCTTCCAAGGCCAGCCCCGTTCGAGGACGGCACGGGCGCAACCCCACCGGCCCCCGCCCCCACCTTGGCTGCAAAAGATGGCGAGGTATTACTACATACTATTCCAGACGCTCAGTCCCCATCCAAATCCGTTTCCGCCAAAAACGCCCCAATAGAATCAACGAGTTACACGCATGTGGAAACGTTACCACATAGAAATGACTCGGAAGAGGGGGGTGGGGGTACAAAAAACCACCCAGATTGGCAAGAAGTTCCTACAGGGAACACCCCCCCTTCTGTTTCTAAAACAAAGGGGTAGGGGGTATGTATATTTTTTCTATGAAGCGGGCTTATCAGATTTCTGATAAAGCGGAAAAATATGACTGAGAAGCAAGCCTACATATATGACATTATTAATAAGCATTGGAAGATGCATGGGTTTGGTCCGTCTATAGATTACATTATGGAAATAACGGGCGATAGAGGTAGAGGTAATGTACATCGTACTATGAAGAAGTTAGTAGAACTTGGATACTGTAAGATGCTGCCCCGCCATGCTCGGAGTATTCGGCCTTCGTATATTAGGGTGCATAAACTAGAGTGAAATTAGAAAAACTAATCGAAAGCCTTCCAGAAGAAGAACAAGATGTTTTGTTTGCTATGGCTCAGGAATACAAAGACTCCCTAAAGCGGGAAAAGTCCCAGAATGATTTTATGGCTTTTGTCCACCAAATGTGGCCCGGCTTTATTAACGGTGCGCACCATAAGGTTATGGCGCAGAAATTTCAGGATATAGCAGATGGAAAACTTCGTCGTCTTATTATTAATATGCCTCCTCGCCATACTAAGTCTGAGTTTGCTAGTTACATGCTTCCTGCGTGGTTTTTGGGAAAGTTCCCTGATAAGAAGATTATCCAGTGTTCCAATACTGCGGAACTGGCTGTTGGCTTTGGAAGAAAAGTACGGAACTTGGTAGGATCCTCTCAGTACCACGAGGTATTTCCAGAAGTAAATTTAAAATCAGATTCTAAAGCTGCGGGCCGGTGGGACACAAATAAGGGGGGTACTTACTTCGCTATCGGTGTTGGGGGTACCGTTACTGGTAAAGGTGCGGATCTCTTGATTATTGATGATCCCCACTCGGAGCAAGAAGCCGCGATTGCCGCGACTAACCCAGAGGTTTACGATAAGGTCTTTGAGTGGTATTCCTCTGGCCCAAGACAACGACTTCAGCCGGGCGGAGCGATTGTGGTCGTTATGACCCGCTGGAGCCTAAAAGATTTAACTGGAAGAATTTTAAAATCGGCCTTCGAGCGGGATGGCGATGAGTGGGAAGTAATTAGTTTCCCAGCGATTCTGCCTAGCGAAAGACCATTATGGCCTGCATTCTGGCCCCTAAACGAATTACTCGCTTTAAAAGAAGAACTTCCCGTTTCTAAATGGAACGCTCAGTATCAACAAAGTCCTACCTCAGAAGAGGGCGCCCTAGTTAAAAGAGATTGGTGGCAGAAGTGGGAAACCGATACCCCACCTAAGTGTGAGTTTATTATCCAATCTTGGGATACAGCCTTTACTAAGAATGAACGTTCGGACTATTCTGCCTGTACGACATGGGGAGTTTTTTATCTTAATGAAGATGAGATGCAACCCAATATTATTCTTTTGGATGCAATGAAAGAAAGGCTAGAGTTCCCAGAACTTAAAGAACGCGCTTTTAAGATGTACAAAGAATGGGAACCAGATGCCTTCATCGTAGAAGCAAAAGCTTCAGGAACACCGCTTATATTTGAGCTAAGGCGTATGGGTATACCCGTAACAGAGTTTACACCTACCCGTGGTAATGATAAGATAGCAAGGCTGAATTCCGTAACAGATTTATTTGCGTCTGGCAAGGTGTGGGCGCCCGGCAAAAGGTGGGCTGATGAAGTAATCGAAGAAATGGCTTCTTTTCCAAACTCGGATCACGATGACTTAGTGGACTCCTCCACACAAGCTTTGATCCGTTTTAGAAAAGGCGGCTTTATTCGGCTACCATCAGACGAAGTAGATGAACCAATTTATAGACGCAAAACCGCGTATTACTAGGAAAAACTATGGCAATTGAAAAAGCACTATACCAACTACCCGAAGGCATGGATTCTTCACAGGAACCCGCCCTTGATATTGAAATTGAAGATCCAGAATCAGTAACTATTGGTATAGACGGGTTAGAGATTACCCTAGAACCAGAAGAGGAAAGCGATCAAGACTTTGGCGCTAACCTAGCTGAGTACATGAGCGAAAGCGCTTTGACTGAAATTGCTGGAGATTTAATTGGCGATTTTGATTCTGATATAGCCTCCCGCAGAGATTGGATTCAGGCTTACGTAGATGGCTTAGAACTTTTAGGAATGAAGATTGAAGACCGTATGGAACCGTGGCCCGGCGCCTGTGGCGTTTATCACCCACTGCTTTCCGAAGCCGTCGTGAAGTTCCAATCAGAAACCATTATGGAAACGTTTCCAGCCTCTGGTCCTGTAAAAACTCAGATTATCGGCAAAGAAACTCCTGAAAAGAAAGCTGCCGCTGAACGTGTTCAAGCGGACATGAACTACCAGTTAACCGATGTAATGCAAGAATATCGCCCTGAGCAAGAGCGTTTACTCTGGGGCTTGGGCATTGCAGGTAACGCATTTAAGAAAATTTATTACGATCCAAGCCTTCAACGTCAGGTAGCTATGTATGTTCCTGCCGAAGATATGGTTGTTCCTTATGGCGCTTCTAGCCTTGAATCAGCAGAGCGTGTTACCCACGTTATGCGCAAAAGCGAAAATGAACTACGCAAACTGCAGGTTGCAGGATTCTATAGAGATATAGACTTAGGAGAACCAGAAAACGTATTAGATGAAGTAGAAAAGAAAATTGCCGAGAAACTTGGCTTTAGAGCTACCTCAGATGACAGATTTAAAGTTTTAGAAATGCACGTTGACCTAGACATTGAAGGTTACGAGCATGAAGATGAAGATGGAGAACCTACGGGAATTGCTTTACCTTATGTTGTAACCATTGAAAAAGGTAGCAATTCAGTTTTGGCAATTAGGAGAAATTGGAATCCAGATGATGAAACTCATAAGAAACGTCAGCACTTTGTTCACTACGGCTATATTCCCGGTTTTGGCTTCTATTGTTTTGGTCTTATTCATCTTATCGGGGCTTTTGCTAAGTCAGGCACTAGTATCCTCCGCCAGCTTGTTGATGCAGGGTCACTTTCAAACTTGCCGGGTGGCTTTAAGACCCGTGGCTTGCGTGTTAAAGGAGACGACACACCGATAGCGCCCGGAGAATTCCGTGACGTTGATGTACCAAGCGGCACAATGAAAGACAACATTATGACCCTGCCGTACAAGGAACCGTCAATGGTTCTGGCTGGGTTGTTAGATAAGATCGTAGATGAAGGCCGTAGATTTGCCTCAGCCGCAGATTTAAAAGTTGCAGATATGTCAGGGAATACCCCGGTAGGGACAACCCTTGCTATTCTGGAAAGAACTTTAAAAGTTATGTCTGCCGTACAAGCCCGCATTCATTATTCAATGAAACGCGAGTTTAAGTTACTAAAAACTATTATTGCGGATTACACCCCTGAAGAGTATTCATATGACCCAGCAGAAGGTGACCGCAAGGCTAAGAAATCAGATTATGACGATGTAGAAGTTATTCCAGTATCCGATCCTAATGCGGCTACGATGAGCCAGAAGATTATGCAGTATCAAGCTGCTCTTCAGTTAGCTCAATCAGCGCCACAACTCTACAATATGCCTTTGTTGCATCGCCAGATGTTAGATGTTTTAGGAATCAAGGACGCTTCTAAGTTAGTCCCCCTACCGGACGATCAAAAGCCACGCGATCCAATTACGGAAAATATGGATAACCTTAAGGGTAAACCATTAAAGGCTTTCCTATATCAAGACCACGATGCGCATATTGCAGTTCACCTAGCGCTAATGCAGGATCCAAAAATCATGCAAACGATTGGTCAAAACCCACAAGCGCAAATGATTATGGGTTCTTTAATGTCCCACATTCAAGAGCATTTGGGTTATGCATATCGCAGACAAATGGAAGAAATGATTGGCGTTCCAATTCCTTATAGCGAAGAAGAGGACTATGAATTACCAGAAGAAGTAGAACTTCAGATTGCTAGATTAGCCGCGCCCGCAGCACAGAAGTTATTGCAAATTGATAAGACGGCTGTTGCAGCGCAACAAGCACAGCAAGCAGCGCAAGATCCATTGATTCAAATTCAACAGGCGGAATTGCAAATCAAGGCTCAAGAAGCTCAAACCAAGCAAATGAAAGCACAGTCTGATGCGCAGGCTAAGGCCCAACAAATGGCTATTGAGCAAGAAAGAATCGCATCACAAGAACGTATAGCGGGAATGCAAATAAACGCTAAAGTACAAAAAGACAATGCAGATCTACAAATTCAACGCGAAATTGAAGCTGCAAGATTGATGTCTAAGTCAACAACGGAAGCAAACAAACTTGGAGTGGATATTGCCAAGCACAACCAAATGATGTCCAAACAAACGAATAGAGGTTAACGATGTTAGAAAAAGCGCTTAATCATTTAACTGAAAAGATAGATGACAAAGTTCAACGATTGCAGGAATCCCTTGGTACAGGAGCAGCTAAAGACTATTCCGATTACCAAAAGATGTGTGGTGAAGTTCAGGGTCTGTTGACCGCACGTCTTTTTATCGCAGACCTTGCAAAAAACGTGGAGAACTCGGATGAGTGACCAAACGGTAGTAGATTTAGATAGGGCGGTAGATTTATCAGCATTACTCAACAAAGAAGCAGATGAAAAAGCACGACAACTTCCGATTCCTTCAGGCTATCGCATCCTTTGCGCTATCCCAGAAGCTGAAGAAGAGTATGAAAGTGGCATATTAAAGTCTAGCGATACCATTAATTATGAAGAAAAGCTGGCAACAGTACTATTTGTGGTTCATTTGGGGCCTGATTGTTACAAAGATGAGAAGCGATTCCCTACTGGGCCTTGGTGTAAGCAGGGTGACTTTGTAATTGTTAGACCAAACGCTGGAACACGCCTCTTAATTCATGGTCGTGAATTTAGACTTATAAATGATGACTCCGTAGAATCTGTAGTTCAGGATCCTCGCGGCATCAAACGCGCTTAAGGAGTAAAAAATGGCTGAAAACCAACAAGAGATGGAAGAATTTGAATTTCCTGACGAAGTAGAAGAGAAAAAAGCACCAGAACCTGAAGTTGAAGCTAAATCTGATATAGATATCGAGATTGAAGACGATACCCCACCCGCTGATCGTGATCGTAAGAACTTACATCCCTCAGTTGTTAAGGAATTGGAAGAAACCGAGCTAGATAAGTACCAAGAAGAAGCTAAAGACAAGCTAAAACAGCTTAAAAAGGTATGGCATGATGAACGCAGAGCCAAAGAAGCTGCTTTACGGGAGCAACAAGAGGCTGTACGCGTTGCAAAAAGGTTTATGGATGAGAATAAAACCCTCAAAGAACGCCTTTCCAACGGTGAAACAGCCTATGTTGATACAGTAAAACAGGCTACAGCGCGAGAAATGGATATGGCGAAAGCTGAATTCAAGTCCGCGTATGAATCTGGCGATGCAGACAAGCTTTTAGAAGCGCAGGAAAAGATGACCGCAGCTAGTTTGCGGATGGATAAAGCGCAGAATTATCAGCACGTTTATCAAAAAGCTTTACAAGAAGAGAAAAACGAGGTACAAAGCAATAATCAGCAAGTAACAACACCCGATCATAAAGCAGTAAGCTGGCAAAAACGAAATGATTGGTTTGGTCAAGATGAAGAAATGACCAGCCTTGCTCTAGGATTACATGAAAAGTTAGTTCGCAGTGGTGTATCGGCTGGATCTGATGAGTACTACAACCGCATTGATAACACAATGCGTAAACGATTCCCCGAAAATTTCGAGGATACTAACGACGCGGAAGATGAACCTGTAAAGGAAAATCGACCAAAAGCTAGCACGGTAGTAGCGCCAGCAACGCGCAGTACGTCCCCTAAAAAGATACGTCTGAGCAAAACGCAAGTTCTTTTGTCTAAAAAACTAGGACTGACCCCTGAGCAATATGCCCGTGAACTAACTAAATTGGAGGCCCAAAATGGCTGAAGTAAGAACAAAACGTGATGTAGAAACCCGTGCAGTTTATGAGCGACCTACAGAGTGGTCGCAACCTGAGCTGCTCCCTGAGCCTGACAAAGAGGCTGGTTTTTCGTATCGATGGATTCGTGTCTCGAACCTAAACGTAGCAGATCCTCGCAATCTTTCAGCAAAACTGAGAGAAGGTTGGGAACCCGTTAGAGTAGAAGAACAACCTAAATTTCAACTCTTAATTGATCCCAATAGTCGCTTTAAGGACAATATTGAGATCGGTGGATTATTACTTTGCAAGACTCCGACTGAGTTTGTACAGCAGCGCAACGCACACTATGCGAAGCAAAGCCAAGCCCAAACGGAAGCTGTAGATAATAATCTTATGCGCCAAAGTGACCCAAGGATGCCTCTCTTTTCAGAGCGAAAATCCTCGACTAGCTTTGGTAAAGGTTCTTAATTTTTTATCTAGGAGATTTAAATGGCTTATCCAACCGTTTCTGCTCCCTATGGTCTAGTTCCAGTTAACCGTGCTGACTTTATGCCCTATGCTGGGGCTACTCGTCAGTTACCAATCGCCAGTACTTATAACACTGCGATTTACAACGGTGACGTAGTTATGATCAAAGGTGGCAATGTTATTAAATCGACTGTAACTATTGACTCAACCACAGACAACACCGCTAACTTAACTTATGGTGTGTTTATGGGTGTTCAGTACGTTAATAGTCAAAGTCAGCTAGTTCAAGCTCAATATTACCCCGGTAATGCTGCTGCTACTTCTGCTGTTGCTTATGTTGTTGACGATCCTATGGCAGCTTTTAAAGTAGCTATTACCTATTCTGGTAACACTACTATTACTACCGCTAACTCGTCTATTGTTGGTACAAACCAAACATTACGTCAAGGTACAGGATCAGCTACTACTGGTGATTCCGCCGTTTCGCTTATTGCTCCCGTAGTTGGTAGTGGTAACGCAGCAGCAGCACCTGTTCGTGTGATTGCAGTAGTTCCTGAAACAGCCACTGGCTCAAACGCCTACACGGAAGTTATCGTGAAGTTCACTAACCCCCAAATTCTGTTGGCTGCGGCCCAGAATTACGTTTAAGGAGCTAATTAAATGGCTATTTCACGCGCACAACTACTGAAAGAGTTGCTCCCCGGACTGAATGCATTGTTCGGTTTAGAGTATGCTCGCTACGGTGAAGAACACAAAGAGATCTACGAAACTGAGACCTCAGAGCGTTCTTTCGAAGAAGAAACAAAGCTTTCTGGTTTTTCTGCTGCACCTGTTAAAAACGAAGGTTCTGCCATCGCTTATGACAATGCTCAAGAAGCATGGACTGCTCGCTACAACCACGAAACTATTGCCCTTGGCTTTAGCTTGACTGAAGAAGCAATCGAAGATAACCTCTATGATTCTTTATCAGCTCGCTACACCAAGTCCTTAGCTCGTGCTATGGCTTATACCAAACAGGTTAAAGCTGCTGCTGTATTAAACAACGGTTTCACTACTGGCTATAACGGTGGCGACGGCGTTCCTTTATTCAGCGCATCACACCCATTGGTAAACGGCGGTGTTAACAGCAACATTCCTTCAACCCCTGCTGACTTAAACGAGACTTCTTTAGAAGCCGCCGTTATTCAAATTAGCTTGTGGACTGATGAACGTGGTTTGTTAATTGCTTCCAAACCTAAGAAATTGATCGTTCCACCTTCACTCCAGTTCGTTGCAACTCGTTTGCTCGAAACTGAATTACGTGTTGGTACAAACGACAATGATATCAACGCAATTAAGAACAACGGTTCTGTTTCGGAAGGTTACACAATTAACCATTTCTTAACCGACACCAATGGTTGGTTCTTGACCACGGACGTTCCAAACGGTATGAAGCACTTTGTGCGTTCGCCTTTGGCTCAGTCAATGGACGGCGACTTCGACACGGGCAATGTCCGCTACAAGTCACGTGAGCGTTATAGTTTTGGCTGGTCTGATCCTCTCGGTATGTTTGGATCTGCTGGTGCTTAATTAGTCTTCTATAAGACTTACGGAGACCCCGCTCAAAAGGCGGGGTTTTTCTTTATGTAAATGTTTCTTTTTTTATTATTTGTAGTATTATTGGAGAAACCGGGAAAACCGGCTTATCAAACTGTCCCGGCAGACAGCATATTGATTGATAAGCTGATCTTATATGCAAGGACAATTTATCATGACTTTAGCAACTACCTCAGCCTTATGGCGTTCAACAGGTGGCGATTCCACTCGTACAGCTTATGCTGGTTCAATGGATATGGTCGCTCAGTTTTACATCGCCAACACATCTTCTACTACCGCAAACGTAGTGGTTTCAGCTACTAATACAGCTCCAATTATTCTTCCAGCTAACGCTGTTGTATTAGCTGTTAATATTGCCAACCCATCTACAGGCGCTAATTCTACTTGTAACATAGGGTTTACCCCAATTACTGGTGGCGGCCCCGGACAGCCTATTACTTTAGGCACTAACGTTCCCGGCGCATTTGTATTGAATGGCAACGTAACAACTCGTCAAGCAATTACTCTTGGTAGTACAGGTGCTGGCGCTTCTTTAGGTAACGTTGCTAATGCAACTAACTTATTAATCGTTACTTCTGCTATCGGTACTGCTGGTGCTGTTGGCGGTCCTGTTACTGGTTCTATTCGTTACTACGTAGCTGACAATGGTCAACAAAACGTTTAATTAATCTAGGGGGATTCGTCCCCCACTTAAATCTTTAGGAGATTAATTATGACAATGCAATATGACGTAAAAGGCTCGCACCTTAGCGGTTCTGGCTTTTTATATGTTGGTCGGGTTCGTTTGAAAAACTTGGTATATCAAGGCAATGGCACTGCTGGCGCTATTGATATTTTTGATACCAATATTGCGCCTAATGCAGCTACGTATGCTCGTACAGGTTATGTTGTTACAGTAACTAGCACTGGACATGGTTTAGCAAATGGTCAAACAGTTGGAATTACTTTTGCCCCACTTGCAAACGTTTCAGCTACTGCTGGTAATTTTCCAATAGGAAATGCTACGGCTAATACTTTTACTATTACCGATATCAATACAGGTTCTATTGCTAATACAGCAAATTGCACTTATGTTTACGGCAGTAATGAGTGGATGACTAGCTACAATACCGGAACTGCTGTACAGCCTTTTCAAGTAATTTTTTCTGGCGAAGGCGTATTAGCAAGAAACGGTGTCTATGCAAATGTTACAAATATAACGTACCAAACTGTTCAATATGGCTAAGAAAAAAGGCCCCTCTCTAGCAATAGGTCGTGGTGAAAAGCTTCCTGTTTCTAAGGGGGCTGGACTTACTGCAAAAGGTAGAGCTAAATACAACGCTGCTACTGGTTCTAACCTAAAGGCCCCACAGCCTGAAGGCGGAGCTAGGAAAAAGTCATTCTGCGCACGTATGTCTGGAATGCCCGGACCAATGAAAGACGAAAAGGGTAGACCTACTCGTAAGGCGGCTAGTTTAGCTCGATGGAAATGTTAAAATGAGTCCAGATGAAAGACAAGAACTATTAGCTTTAGTAACTACAGCAGTTGAATCAGTTGTTATTAATAACCGTCTTAGCCCAGATGAGATACATTGGGTTCGTATGGCTATTCAAGCAGAAGCGGAGCGGGCTTCATTACGCAAAGCGATTATTGAAAAGTCTTTAGCTGGATTGATGTGGATTGCCATTGTCGCCGCTGGTGGCTGGCTAGTTGACTTCGTTACGAGTCATTGGAGATAAGATGAAAAAGACAAAGAAATTTGAAGATGGCGGTTCTACTGGTGGGCGTTATGAAATGAACGGCGATAGTGGCAGATATGTAGAAGATGTTCCTGCTCCTGTAGCCGCTACTATGGGTCGAGTGCCTGTTGGAATGGGTCAAGATGGCCCAAGGGCTGCATCGCAATTAGCTGGATTAGGCGGCGTAGCTGGTGGTATGGGAATGCTTTCTGGCATGGATAGACCTGATGTAGTTGCTAGACCTATGGGCTTAATGGTTCCTCGCGGTAGAGGAATGGGCGCTGGTATGGCTGATCAGATTGCTGCTTCTAGTATGATGAAAAAAGGCGGTACTGTAAAGAAAATGGCTAAAGGTGGTTCTGTATCTTCAGCCTCTAAACGTGCAGATGGTTGTGCTATTAAAGGCAAAACTAAAGGGCGGTTTGTATAATGCCAAGCGTTTCTAAAAAGCAGCATAACCTCATGGCGGCTGTTGCGCATAGTCCAGCATTTGCTAAGAAAGTAGGGATCCCACAGTCCGTGGGAATGGATTTTAACAAAGCCGATAAAGGCAAAACATTTAAAGGTGGCGGTATGGCTAAAAGCGATATGAAAGAAGATACAAAAATGGACAAAGCCCAAGATACGGCGATGATTAAAAAAGCTTTTAAACAGCACGATATGCAAGAGCATAAAGGCGGTAAAGGCACAACTTTAAAATTGGCTAAAGGCGGATCTGCATCTGCTCGTGCTGATGGCTGTGCTACTAAAGGCAAAACCAAAGGCACAATGATTAAGATGAAATCTGGCGGGATGTGCTAATCATGCCATTTACAGAAACTGGCAAAGAAAAAGAGAAGCGCGAGGCTTATTACAAGGCTAATAAAGAGCGCGGCATCCGTCAGGAAAAGCAACGGGATTATGAAATGTTTGGTACAACCGAACAGAACATCCCTGCCGTAGATACTATGGGCAATGTTACTGGTATGAAATCAGGCGGTAAGGTTTCTTCAGCTTCTGCTCGCGCGGATGGATGTTGTGTTAAAGGCAAAACCAAAGGAAAAATGGTATGAGACCTAGCCGTGGTATGGGCGATATATCCCCATCTAAAATGCCTAAAGGCGAAAAGAAGTCACGCAGGGATAATACCGATTTCACTCAGTTTGCTGAAGGTGGTAAGGTGGGTTTGTACGCTAATATCAATGCGAAGAAAAAACGGATTGCTGCTGGTTCTGGTGAGAAGATGAGAAAGCCCGGATCTAAAGGCGCACCTACTAAGCAAGCTTTTATTAACTCTTTAAAAACAGCGAAAAAATAATGGCTACTAAAAATTGGATTCAAGACGCAATTAAAAAACCCGGATCATTACGCAAAGCGCTTGGTGCTAAAGCTGGAAAACCTATTCCAGAATCAAAGTTAGCTGCTGCGGCAAAAAAACCCGGTAAATTAGGCAAACGTGCTAGATTAGCGGAGACATTAAAGGGCTTAAAATGAAACCTGAAGACTTTATTGACCGCCAAATGGAGGCGTCTGATAAGTTGTTTAAAGTTATGTTTGAAGATCACAAAGAGCGCATGAAAGATATGGTTCTTTGGGCAGATATGAACTCTGGACTAATGCGGAAGTTAGACGAGAGAGATGAGGAAATAGCAAGATTAACTGCGGAACTTATCGCAATGAAAGCAGCTACCGGACTATGACGACTAATGGCGCAACCGCATTTAACCTAGACCTCAACGACTTAGTTGAAGAGGCTTTTGAGCGGGCTGGTTTAGAGCTACGCACGGGTTATGATATGCGGACTGCCCGTAGATCTTTAAACCTACTTACGATTGAGTGGGCAAACCGCGGCATTAACCTCTGGACTATCGAGCAGGGTCAAATCCCTATGGTTACTGGGCAAGCATCATACCCATTTCCTGTTGATACCATTGACCTTTTAGACCAAGTAATCCGTACAAATAACGGTACATCTAACCAGATTGACATCAACATTACCCGTATTTCTGAATCCACCTACTCAACACTGCCAAATAAGCTCGCACAGGGGCGCCCGATACAAGTGTGGATAAACCGTCAAACAGGCCAATCAAACCCCACCACGGCTGTTTTAACGGCTAATGTAACCTCCTCAGCGACTACGATCAATGTAAGTGACGCTACCGTATTAGCTTCTAATGGGTTTATTAACCTAGAAACAGAAACAATTTACTACGCCAACGTCAGTGGTAACCAACTGATCAACTGCGCCCGCGCCCAAAACGGCACTACGGCAGCAAGTCATGTAGTAACTACAACGGTATATACCAACAACTTACCAAGTATTAATGTATGGCCTACCCCTAATTCTCCCGGAAGCCAGTATATGTTTGTGTATTGGAGATTAAGACGGGTACAAGATGCAGGCACAGGCGTTACTGAGCAAGACATTCCCTTCCGTTTTTTACCTTGCATGGTAGCTGGATTGGCGTACTATATCGCCATGAAAAAGCCAGAAGTAGATCCAAATAGAGTGATGACACTAAAAGCGGATTATGAACAGCAGTTCCAACTTGCCGCCGATGAAGACCGTGAAAAGGCCTCTATCAGATTTGTTCCAAGACAGATGTTTTATTGAGGTTATGAATGCCCCTTAAAGACCTAGAAGCTCGCAAAGCATACCAAAAAGATTACGCCAGCCGTAATAAAAAAAAGGCTTGCGCTCGCCTTAAGGCATGGAAAAAAGCTAACCCAGAAAAAGTGGCAGAACAAAATAAAAGATACGCAGAAAAACACCCAGAAAAATTAGTACAAAAAACAATTCGGTGGAGAAATAAGAATCCAGAGCGGGCTGCGGAACTTTCTAAGCAGGGGCGGCAAAGAAATAAAGGAAGAATTGTTGCCAATAAAGCAAAATATCGGGCCGGTAAAACAAACAGAACTCCAGCGTGGCTAACCGAAAGCGATTTTTTGCGTATAAAATGTAAATATCAATTAGCGGCAATGCTAAACAAACACGGCGTAGAGCCTTGGGAAGTTGATCATATAATCCCATTGCACGGACAAACAGTATCAGGTTTACATGTACCTAGTAATTTGCGGGTTATTACGGCAAGAGAAAATCGTTTAAAAAACAACCGACTGGAGGAAAGTTATGCCTAGCAAGTATGCCTCCGGCAAAAATTCAATTGCCGAATGTGATCGTTGCGGGCAAAGGTACATGTTAAAGGAATTAAAAAAGCAAGTACTTAAAACTAAACTATATAATATTAAAGTCTGCCCAAGCTGCTGGGACCCGGATCAACCACAATTACAACTTGGTATGTTTCCAATTTCTGACCCACAAGCTGTACGGGATCCAAGACCAGATGTAAGTTATCAGCAGTCAGGTACTAGTGGTTTGCAGATCAACATTAACGGCGGTACTGGGGTTGATGGATTTGGTAATCCAGATATGGGTAGCAGGGTGTTTCAGTGGAATTGGAACCCTGTAGGTGGTTCGAGAAGGTTTGATAATGCATTAACGCCAGATGACTTGAAAGGTTACGGGCAACTTGGTACAGTAACAATTAGCATAACTTAAGGAGCATGACATGGGATTTAGAAAATCAGCAGATGGAGTAACTAAGACAGGTAAAACTGATACTCAGGTATTCCCAGACGACGGTAAGAAAGTTATCTTGAGTGGCCCAAAAGCCAACAAAAGTGGCTTAAACAAGAACATGAAGGCAATGGGCCGTAATTTAGCCCGTGCCGCAAATCAAAGAGGTCGATAATGGCTAAATTTAGCGCAAAGAAAATGGGCAAAGAAGTTGGTGCGGCTGCTGTATATGCTGAACCACACACGATGAGTGGCGGTCCTGTAAGCGAAAAATCAGCAGTAGTTAAGGCTGGTAATGGCGTAGATGACATTAAGATGTCTGTAGGTGGTGTATTTAAAAGCCAGAATGATGAAGTAAAAACTTCGGGTATTAAGATCCGTGGTACTGGTGCAGCCACTAAAGGCGTTATGGCTAGAGGACCAATGGGCTAATGAATTACCAAGAACTGTTCGATCAGATTCAAGCCTATACGGAAAATCAATTTCCGGCGACCTATCTCGCCAATGGAAGTACGGTCAGCTATACAACGCAGATTAATACTTTCATTCAACAAGCAGAACAGCGTATCTATAACACGATACAAATACCTTCTTTGCGTAAAAACGTTACAGGCAATTGCTCTTCAACTACAGTTTATTTAGGATGTCCTAACGACTACTTATCAACCTATTCGATGGCGGTTATTGATGGGGATGGCGCTTATGAGTACCTTTTAAACAAGGACGTTAACTTCATTCGTGCAGCCTACCCAGACCCAACAGCTACGGGTTTACCTCGGTACTATGCCTTATTTGGTTCTAGATTGAATGATCCAAACGAACTGAGCTTTATGCTAGGCCCAAAACCCGATGCAAACTACGGTATTGAGCTTCATTACAACGCTTATCCAGAATCTATTGTGGATGCTGGCACATCTTGGCTTGGTGATAATTACTCGCCCGCGCTGCTTTGGGGATGTATAGTAGAAGCGTATACGTATATGAAAGGCGAACCAGATTTACTAGTAGCCTACAAAGCCAAGTACGATGAAGCAATGCAACAATTGAACCGCTTGGGTACAGGACTTGAAAGAAATGACGCATATCGCGTTGGGCAGGCATCAATCAAGGTAAACCCATGAAAACCGTAGTAAAATCAACTTTTTTAGGAGCATAGAATGGCAATTACCCAAGCAATGTGTGATTCGTTTAAGGTGCAAATCCTTGCCGGTCAACAAAATTTAACATCTGGTGCTACACCCGTATATAAGATTGCTTTGTATACTAGTTCAGCGACTCTATCAAACGCAACAACTGCGTACACGACTTTAAATGAGCAGACTAGCTCTAGCTCAAACTATACCGCTGGTGGTAATACACTAACGATTAGCCAAAGTCCTACCTCTACAGGTAACGTAGCGTTTATGTCGTTTGCGAATAGCTCATGGACTAATGCGAATATTACGGCTAACGGTGCGTTGATTTATAACAGCACTGCAAATACGGCTGTTGCTGTGTTGGCTTTTGGTGGCGATAAAACTGCTACTAACGGTACATTTAGCGTTATATTCCCAACAGCGGACTCAACTTCAGCTATTATCCGGATTGCTTAAACAGGAGCTTTAGATGGCTCTGATCCTTGCAGACCGCATTAAGGAAAATACCACTACAACTGGTACTGGCACTATTGTATTAGGTGGTGCGCAGACCGGTTATCAGTCGTTTGCGGTAGTTGGAAATGCAAATACAACGTACTACACCATAGCGGATCAAACGGGATCTAACTGGGAAGTAGGTATTGGCACGTATTATTCGGGTAACGTTTCTTTAGCTCGTACTACGATTCTATCTTCAAGTAATGCAGGTGCTGTTGCTAACTTTACTGCTGGTACTAAAGATGTATTTGTTACTTATCCATCAGAAACTGCTGCATTAGGTGGAAGCGGGCAAGCAATTATAGTAAATCAAGCAAACGCTACGGCAAACTACACAATTGCTGCTGGTACTAATGGTTTATCTGTTGGGCCTATTTCCGTATCAAACGGCGTGTCAATTACCGTAAGTAGCGGTCAGCGCTGGTTAGTACTCTAAGGAATAATAATGGCATACGGCACAGTAAACGCAGATGTAATTGGCACTAGCGTAACAGGTTCAAACCTTGGCGCTGGTAATGCTACACGCTTTAAGAACAGAATCATCAACGGTGCAATGGTTATTGACCAGCGTAATGCTGGGGCTAGTGTTGCAACAACAACAACTGGATCTTTTGTATATACACTAGATAGATGGTATTACGTTGCAACTGCTGCATCTAAGTTTACAGTTCAACAAAATGCTGGTTCGGTAACTTTACCAACAGGATTTATTAATTACCAAGGATGTACTTCAACTTCAGCCTACTCAGTAGCTGCTGGAGATGCGTTTGTGGTTGGTCAATTTATTGAAGGTCTTAATATTGCTGATTTAAGTTGGGGAACTGCAAACGCTAAAACTGTTACTGTTTCATTTCAAGTATATAGTTCATTAACAGGTACTTTTGGTGGTTGTGTAAAAAATTCAGCAGGTAATCGTTCTTACCCATTTACTTATACTGTTTCATCTGCAAATACTTGGACTTCAATTAGTGTAACTGTAGCTGGAGATACTTCAGGAACATGGCTAACAACAAATGGTATAGGAATTGGATTAACTTTTGGTCTTGGAGCTGGTACAACTTATAGTGGCACAGCAGGAGCATGGGCTTCAGCAAACTATTACACAGCAACAGGCGCAACAAGCGTAGTAGGAACATCAGGCGCAACATTCTACATAACAGGCGTACAACTAGAAGTAGGTAGCTCTGCTACTGGATTTGAATATGTTGATTACGGAACTCAACTTTATATGTGTAATCACTATTTCTATCAAGGAGTTTTGAGTGGAAGTGGCGCTGTTGGTGTTTCAAGTCAAAATTATAACTATGTTAAATTTCCGCAAAACATGAGAACATCGCCAACTGTTGCATGGATTTCAGGTGGCAGAGTTGGAACTGGCTCTGGAGATGCTGCAATAACAGCTTTTAATTCAATTATTGGTGGAACTACTGGTGATGCAATTATGAATATAGCGGCAGCAGCTGGTTCAGCTACACAAGCATGCGTTATGTATAACAGCCCAATATTTTCATTATCTGCGGAGTTATAAATGCAATATAACTATCAACAAACCACAAACATGGATGGTTCTGTAAACGAAAATTGTATTAAGCGTTTGCCTGATAACGCCATTATTCCTAACGACCCAGATAACACAGACTGGCAAGCCTACCAAGAATGGTTAGCTGCTGGCAATACTCCTTTACCACCACAGGCTTAATATGACAGTTATTATTAATGGCACAGATAACGCTGTAGGAAACCCAGCCGTTCAAGGGGGTACTGGTGGAACGACTACGGGCGTATACTATCCATCGGCAAATGCTATAGCTTTAGTTACTAATGGTGCAAATGCATTAACAATTTCTAGCACACAAGCAGCTACTTTTGCAAATAATGTATCTATTACTGGCACATTAACATTAACAACTGCCCTCCCAGTGGATCAAGGCGGTACTGGTGGAACTACCGTTAATGCAGCCTCAACTAATTTAGGAATAATAGGTGTTGGTCAAACTTGGCAAGACGTATCAGGAAGTAGGGCTGTTGGAACTACCTATACAAATTCCACAGGCAAACCGATTATGGTAGCTGTTACATATACTTGTAGTTCAGCAAATACGGTCCAAGGATTAACAATAAGCGGTGCTAGTGTATATGCTGCCGCAATTCAAGCTCTTGCAAACTATGCATCTGGATTTTCTTTAATGGTTCCCAATGGTGCAACTTATGTAATATTAACAAACGGCGGAACTTTAACATTAGTTACATGGTACGAGTTAAGATAATGGAATACTATAAAAACCCTGTTAATAATTTAGTTTATGGATACGACCCATTAACACAGCAAGATTTAATTGACCAAGCTATTGCAGATGGTTGGATTAATGTTACTGGTAATTGGCCTTTGCCTCCATCGCCAGAAGAACTTATTGCTCAATGCAAAGCAACAGCCCAACAACTTTTAAGCGCAACCGATTGGACTTCTATTGCTGATGTGGGCGACCCCACTAAGGCAAACCCTTATCTTATCAACCAAGCTGAGTTCATTGCCTATAGAAGTACAGTTAGAGGTTATGCAGTAAACCCAGTAGTAGATCCAATATTTCCTACAATACCAACCGAACAATGGAGTTCATAATGTCTTATTACGCTCAATGTTTTCCAACCGCAAATGCAAATTCATCAACGTTTACCGTAGCTCAAGTACTATCTGCGGACGAAGCTTTTGTTGCTGATCTTCCCGGTTTATGGAAACAAACCTCTTATAACACTTATGGCAACGTGCATTACGCACCAAGCCCTCCCGCTGCACCCCGTACTCCTGATGGTGGCGTTCCTTTACGAGCTAACTACGCAGGTATTGGATATACATACAATGCATATGATGATGTTTTCTATGCCCCACAACCTTATCCATCATGGATTCTAAATACATCCACTTGGCTTTGGGAAGCTCCAGTACCGTATCCTGATAACGGTAAATCTTATACTTGGGACGAAGCTACATTGTCTTGGGTAGAAATACCTATGCTTTAAGCGTAAATGTCGTCCATAAATGCCCAAGCTGGAAATTCTGCAGCCGTTTCCGCCTTAATAAAAAGTTCGGATGGAACAACTACGTTTGTATTACAAACAAACGGTTCAAATGCAGTAGTTATAGATTCAACCCAAAACGCTAACATGGCTTCTACTGGGCAGTTTAAAGTTTCTGTTGGAACTGCTGCTCAAAGACCTACGCCAACCAACGGAATGATCCGTTACAACACTTCTAACTTAGCTTTTGAAGCTTATATTAATTCTGCTTGGGTATCTTACATTCCAGTAATTATTGATGCTTTAATCGTAGGCGGAGGCGGTGGTGCTGCTGGTGGTATTGGCGGTGGCGGTGGCGCTGGTGGTGTTGTATCTTTACCAAAAATTAGTTTAACGCCTAATACAACATATTCTTTTGCTGTAGGCGCTGGAGGCGCTGGAGGAACTGGTTATGGCGGAGTTTATGGATCTAATGGGACAAGCACAACAGCATTTGGTGCTACTGCTGCTGGTGGTGGTGGGGGAGTTGGTTATCCTGATACAAGTGGTTACGCTGGAGGTAGTGGCGGCGGTGCTGGAGCAGCTTCTGCTGGTGGTGGTACTGGCGGACTATCTAGTGGAAATTCTTTAGGAAGCAATACAGGAATTATTTACGGCAATGTTGGATCAAGCCAATATGCGGCTAGAACTGTTGGGGATACTCCAACACGTGCTGGTGGTGGAGGTGGTGCAGGATCTCAAGCAAATAATGTAGATACAAATTCTATTAATTCTAGTACTTCTGTTTATGGATTTGGTTCTGGTGGGTCGGGAATATTGTCAGCTATAACTGGATCTGCATTATATTTTGGTGGTGGAGGCGGTGGAGGATCTTATGTTGGTGGTGGCTATGCTGGAAATGGCGGTATTGGCGGTGGCGGTGGTGGATCTGGAAATGATAATGGAGGTTTGGGCGGAGGAAGTTCTTTAAACTCTGGCGCTAACGGTGCCGGTGGTTCAAACATTACTGGTGGATCTGGCGGTACAAACTCTGGCGGTGGTGGAGGCGGAGGATCTTGGTCTGCTAGTAGCGGTGGCGCTGGTGGATCTGGCGTAGTTATTTTATCTATTCCTACTGCCCTATATACTGGCACAACAACAGGTACTCCTACAGTTACTACGAGTGGCGCAAATACTATTCTTAAATATTTAGCATCTGGATCTTACACAGCATGAGTACAACCATTAATACCTCTTCTGCTGGGTTAATCGAATCAACCGATAATTCGGGGATACTACAGCTTCAAACTGCAAATACTGCGGCATTAACTATTACCACTACGCAAGATGTATTGTGTAATTCAACTGGCGCTGTTTTATTAACATCAGGCACAACTGCTCAAAGACCAGCATCTCCAGTTAATGGGATGATGCGTTATAACACTACTCTTGGTCAAATAGAGGGATATGCAAATTCTGCTTGGAATTTAATAACTTCTATTTCATTGCCAGCCTATACTGCTAGTTATTTGGTTGTTGGCGGTGGCGGAGGTGGTGGATCATTTGGTGGTGGGGGCGGTGCAGGTGGACTTTTAACTGGCAATACAAGTATCTATCAAGGAACTGTATATCCAGTTACTGTTGGGGCTGGTGGAACTGGATATGGATCATCAGATACAGGAATTAACGGAAACAACGGAGGACCATCCTCTGTTTTTCAATTTACCGCTTATGGTGGCGGTGGTGGTGGCACTAGATTTGGTTCAACTGCTTCTCCCGCTTATCGTGGAAATGCTGGTAATGATGGTGGTTCAGGCGGAGGTGGATCTAACTCAGATAGCGGATCTGGCGGCGCTGGCGGTTCTGCAAAATCAAGTCAAGGATATGCTGGCGGAGCTGGCGGAACTGGAACTGCTGGAACACCAAACTATTCTCATGGCGGTGGCGGCGGTGCTGGTGGTGCTGGATGTGCTGGAAAAGCCAACGGTACAGTTGGAGCCTATGGTGGTGCTGGAGTTGCATCTAGCATTACTGGTTCATCAGTAACCTATGCTGGAGGCGGTGGTGGTGGAGTTTATAGCAACGGAACCGTAGGACCCGGCGGTAGTGGTGGAGGCGGTGCTGGTGGTGGTAATTATAGTGGCGCACCAAGTGCTACAGCGGGAACAGCAAATACAGGCGGTGGTGGAGGTGGTGCTGGGTATAGTGGTGCTGGTAGTGGGGCTGGTGGATCTGGCGGATCTGGCGTAGTAATTATTTCTGTACCCACCACAAACTATACTGGTACAACTACTGGAAGCCCTACAGTTGCTACAAGCGGTAATAATACTGTACTAACCTTTACAGCATCTGGATCTTATACGGCATGAGTACAATCATAAACGCTAACGCAAGCGGCATAGTTCAAACCGTAGATGCTTCTAGCTCTTTGCAATTGCAAACGGCTAATACTGCTGCACTTACAATTAGTAATGCGCAAAATATTACATTTAACTCAACTGGTGCTATTACAGTTCCAGCGGGAACAACGGCTCAAAGACCAACCGGTTTAACGGGCGCAGTAAGATATAACAGTACTACAGCGCAATTTGAGTTTTATAACAGTAATAATTGGTATTCCCCTACTACAGTTGCTTTACCTGTTAATACTGTTGCTCCTGTTATCTCTGGCAGCGCTATTGTTGGTCAAACTCTATCATCTACAACTGGTACATGGTCAGATTTACCTACTAGTTATGGATACCAATGGAGAGCCAATACTACAAACATTACTAATGCTACATCCAGTACATTTGTTCTAACATCTACCCAAGCTAACGCAAACATGACTTGCAACGTAACCGCTACAAATGCAATGGGTACTGCTAATGCCGTAACATCTAATTCACTTGGTCCAGTTGTTAACGAATACACAGCATCCTACTTAATTGTTGCTGGTGGCGGTGCTGGCGGAACTCCAGCAGGTGGATATAACAGTGGCGGTGGCGGTGCTGGTGCAGGCGGTTTATTATCTGGTACTTCAACATTTACTCCGGGATCAGTTTATACAGCAACTGTTGGCGGTGGCGGTACAAACGGCGGTTCTAATAATCCCGGTAATAATGGTAGCAATTCCTCTCTAACGGGCGTAACTACCGCAGTAGGTGGTGGTGGTGGAGCTAACACAGGCAATGGTTCTTCTGGTGGTTCAGGTGGTGGAAGTTATGGTGGTTTTAATGCCGCAGGAACATCAGGACAAGGAAACAGTGGCGGTGGTGGTTCTGGTGGAGTATCTCCTTATTCTATGGGCGCTGGAGGCGGTGCTGGTGGTGCGGGTGGTTCAGCATCGGGTAGTAATTCTGGCAATGGTGGCGGCGGTGCTGCATCTTCAATTACAGGTAGCTCGGTAACATATGCTGGTGGTGGTGGCGGTTCTGGTTATAACCCTTTAGGGGGAGTTGCTGGAGGTGGCGGTAGTGGTGGCGGCGGAGGTGGTGGACAAACTTCTAATCCTGCAAGCGGTTCAGCCAACACAGGCGGTGGTGGTGGTGGTGGATCTTCTGGCGATGGCAATATATACTATGGTGCTTCAGGCGGTTCTGGAGTTGTAATTCTTTCTGTACCAACATCCCGTTATTCTGGTACAACAACTGGATCTCCATCAGTTACTACAAGCGGATCAAATACGATCATTCAATTTAATGCTAGCGGAACTTACACAGCCTAATTATGTTTGGATTTAATTCATTCGCCGCAACCCCGTTTGGTGCATTACCCGGCGGGGCGATTAGCGTTGTTGTTAATGTTACTGGCGTTCAGGCAGTTGGTTACTTAGGCACTGCAAATGCTACAGGCGCAGCTAATGCTTATGTAACCGGAGTTCAGGCTGTTGGTCAAGTAGGTACTGTAACGGCTCAAGCGGGTGCAGTAGTTAATTTAACTGGCGTTCAAGCTGTAGGGCAAGTAGGTAGCCTAACCGTAGCCGCAAGTGCAATAGTTAATCTAACAGGCGTTCAAGCGGTTGGGTATTTAGGCACTGCTAGTGTTACAGGTACTGCGGTAGTAAATCTAACGGGCGTTCAAGGCATAGGTCAGGTTGGCACCGTAACAGTTAAAGAGGGCGCTAACGTATATCTTACGGGAGTGCAGGGTGTAGGACAAGTTGGCACTGCCACAACCACCGCAGGCGCAACAGTAAACCTTACAGGAGTTCAAGCCCCTGCACAAGTAGGTACTGTAACAGTTAAACAAGGCGCTGGAGTAAACCTTACCGGCGTTCAAGCTGTTGGTAAAGCTGGCACCGTAACTACAACTGCTGGTGCTGTAGTATTTTTAACGGGCGTTACAGGCGTTACCCAACTAGGAACGGCTTCTGCTACTGCGGGGGCAAATGTATACCTTACTGGCGTTCAAGCTGTAGGAAAGGTTGGCACTGTAACCACCGCAGCAAATGCTAATGTATATCTAACGGGTGTTCAAGCTCAAGGACAAATTGGTTCAGTTACTACCAGAGCAAGCGCAGTAATCTATTTAACGGGCGTTCAGGGCGTAGGACAGCTTGGGCAAGTAACCGTTAGATTAACCCAAAATATCCGTGTTACAGGGGTTCAGGCGGTAGGATACATAGGCACAGCAACAACTATAGCCAATGCTAATATCTACTTAACAGGGGTTCAAGCTACGGGTATAATTGGCAATGTATTGGTTTGGGGCCAAATACCTAACGACCAAGACCCGAATTGGACAGATATTGACGATGATTCTAGCACTAGCTGGAGTCAAATTAGTAATTCAGAAACCACAGAGTGGGAACTTATAGCAGCATAAAGGACAAAAATGCCATCAACTTATAGCCCAAGTCTCAAATTAGAACTTATTGGTAACGGCGAACAAGCCGGTACGTGGGGAACAACTACGAATACAAACCTTGGAACCCTGCTTGAACAAGCAATTACTGGGGTACTTCCGATTACGCTTACTGGCGATGTAACACTTACTGATTATAACGGTTTATCAGATCAAGCCAGAAATGCTGTATTAATTTTTAACGGGCTACTTGGCGCTCCATGCAACGTTATTGCCCCGCCATCTCAAAAAGTATACATTGTTAGAAATAGATCTAATGCTACCGTAACTATTAAAACAACATCAGGCAACGGTATTTCTATTGCTAATGCAGGTAGTGAAGTGGTTTTCTGCGATGGTACTGATTTTTATAGTGCAACCGCATTTAATTATATTAACGGCAATTTAACGGTTACTGGAAATGTGGCTATTGGAGTTAGTTTAACAGTTGCTGCAAATGCTACCTTTGGTGCAAATATTTATGGAAATTCTAGTACTAAACAATGGTACTTGCCTGTTGGGGATACTGCTTCCCGCGCTTCTTCAGGACAAGTTGGAATACTACGCTATAACAGTGAATTAGCAATATACGAAGGCTATACGGGCGGTACTTGGGTTCGATTCCAAACCTACCCGCAAGGAGTATATGGCATTAGTTACCTTATCGTAGCTGGCGGTGGAGCAGGTGGATATATTAACAGCTTTGGCGGTGGTGCTGGTGGTGGTGGATTTATTGCCAGCTCATTATCTGTAACTCCCGGTGCTACTTATACAATGGTTATTGGCGGCGGTGGAACTGGCGCTGGCGGTGCAGGTACTAATTCTTCTATTACAGGCGTTAATATAGCTTCTGGCGGTGGTGCTGGTGGTCAAGCTGGTAGTTATGCTGGTGGAGGTGGTGGTTATTCAGGCGGTTCAGGTGGTGGTGGTGGTTCTGCTGATGGTGCTTCCGCTGGTGGTGGTGGCGCTGGCGTTTCAGGCCAAGGAAATTCTGGTGGTAACGGCTCAACATATGCGGGTGGTGGAGGCGGAGGAGGTGGCGCAATTGGTGGTGATGCTGCCCCTAACGGTCCCGGCGGCACTGGTGGTATTGGATATTTAAGTACTATTACAGGTAACGCTGTTTATTATGGCGGCGGCGGTGGTGGTGGTAACGGTGGCGCTGGAAGTTCTGGAGGCGGTGGTTCTGCAAACAATAACGGCGGTATAAATACAGGTGGCGGTGCTGGTGCTGGAACTACTAGCGGTGGTTCAGGCGTAATTGTTGTTTCTGTTCCTACCGTAAGCTATAGTGGTACTACAACTGGCGCACCAACAGTTACTATTTCTGGTGCAAACACTATTCTTAAATATACATCTTCAGGAACTTACACAGCATGATTATAGAAACTCAAGCCCAAGATATTCCCGGCAAAGATGCGGACTGCGCAACTAAAATAGAAATCCTTTGTCCAAGTTGTAATCGAGATGTAGATGAAGCTGAACTGGCGGCGCTAAGATGCAGTGATTGTGGTGCCGATTTATCTGACCCTAAACAGAATCTGGCTGTTGCTGTAACTTCTGTTCCTGTATTTGGAGTAACTTTCTAATGTTTATTATTGATTACGTATTTGATAAGTTAGGTTATATTCGCAAACCAATACCTGCGCCTTGGCCTTTTCCCCCAGCAAAAGTAAAGCCCGCTACTAAAAAAACGGCAAAGAAAACTGTAATTAAGAAGTCCAAATGAAACGAGTAACAGTTAAGCAGATGGCGAAGTCTAGAACCATGTGGTTTTCGCTTGCGTTGATGATTGTTGGTGCGGTATATGAGAACTTTTCTTACTTACAGAATATTATTGATCCTAAATACTACGGAATTATTTTGATGGGCATTGGAGTTACTTGCGCAGTTTTGCGGTTTTACACTACGTTGCCATTGGATAAAGAATGAACAAACTTTTATATATTTTAATACTAGTGCCAATCAATCTAATTGGGACAATTCTCACATATCCATTGGCATTTTTATTGGGTATCTGCTATTCAACTCAAATTGGTTGGTGCAATAACGGCACAGTTTGGCAATCAGGCCCGCGCCTATGGACCGCGTTACACTGGTTTCAAACGCCCGATAATAGCCTAGACGGTGATCAAACTTTTAGATCAGAGCACAACCCTTGCTGGTGGTCTAAGGTTCAATGGCTGTGGCGTGACCCGTTCTATGGCTTTGTAGTTAAGTACTTACACGGCACAGACGGAATGACCTATGCTGGCAAAATTGATTGTGGCGCAACAAACCCCGGAACAATTCGTGTAGAAGGCCAAGGACTCTGGCAATACAACTCATACCAATCGATTTTAGGTGTAATGGTTTGCTTTAACTTTGGACACAACATTCGTGCTTTAGTTGACCCACAATATATCAACGACCCAGTTAACAAAGATTTTATTGCAAACTTCCCAGCAACGTTTGCCTTTACTATTAGGTTCGTATAATGTTCGGACTAACTATACCCATTCAGTTTTACATATACGCAGCTTTAGCCCTAGCAGCAATTGGCGGTATTGGCTATGGTAAATACGAATCCGTTAAATACGATGCGTATGTATCTAAGGTAGAACTAGCTGCTAAAGAGCAGGAAATGATTAACAAATCAAAGGCTAAAGAAGCCGCTCAAGTTAATGAAAAGGTAAAAAATGACTATGAAAACCGTATCGCTCTTATTAAGCGTACTTATGGTGGGATGCGCCTCTCCAGTACCAATCAAACAGGCACAATTTCCAACACCCCCAACGCAACTGATGGCACCCCCGCCGACCCTAAATTTATTGAAAAATGCGCAATAACTACGCAGATGCTGGTTAGTCTTCAAGGTTGGTTGTCAGAGCAGATTGGTATATTTAATGCAAAGTAGTCAACTACACGCCCTTGGTATAGATGATAGATGGTTGGAGCCTTTAAATGCTACTTTCCAGAAATACAACATCTCAACACCAAAGCGTGAAGCAGCGTTTATTGGTCAGTGTTCTGTTGAAAGCTCTAACTTTACTCGTCTACAAGAAAACCTTAATTACTCCGCTCAAAGACTAACTCAAGTATGGCCTAGCCGTTTTCCAAATATTAGCATGGCAGAACCTTATGCTAACAACCCAGAGAAGCTTGCTAACTTTGTATACGCTGGGCGCATGGGCAATCTTCAAGATGGCGATGGTTGGAAGTTTCATGGTAGAGGTTTAATACAATTAACAGGTAGAGAGAATTATGCGAATTGCGGAAGTAGTATTGGTGTTGATATTCTTGATAACCCTGATTTATTACTCACTCCCAAATATGCCGCTTTAAGCGCGGGCTGGTTCTGGAATAAACACGGTTTAAATTTACTTGCAGATGCCCAAGAATACGGCACAATGACAAGAAGAATCAATGGTGGGACTACGGCTCTTGATGAACGTATTGCCAAAATAACTAAAGCGTTACAGGTCTTAGGATAAATATGCCGTTAACCAAAATCATCCTCCGTCCCGGTCTTAATAGAGAAGGTACTAACTACGCCAATGAAGGCGGGTTTTACGATGGCGATAAGATTCGTTTTAGATCTGGCTTTCCTGAAAAACTTGGTGGCTGGATTAGATTAAGTGCATATAAGTTCTGGGGTGTATGCCGTTCTATGTGGAACTGGGCTACTTTAGCTGGATATAACTACCTTGGAGTTGGCACCAATCTTAAATACTATATAGAAAACGGTGGGCAGTATTACGATATTACTCCTGTTGTATCAACGCTTACTTTAAGCAATGCCCTATCTACAGGCCGTACTACACTTGCAGCTAATGTAAACGCAACTACAACAACCTTATTATTTACTGCATCTACTAATTTTCCACCCCAAAATGGCTACGTTAAGATTGATAGCGAAGTTATTTTCTATAATGCACTAAGCGCTAATACAGCAACAAACTGCGTACGTGGGTTTAATAACACCACTGCGGCATCCCATACGGCAAATGCTAATGTTTCTAGTGCGTTTGTTAAGATTTTTGATGGTACTAATAATGCTAATACTAGGGATTACCTTATTCTATCTAACTGCGCTGTTTCGGTTGGAGGGCTAGCTAATACTGTTATTAATGGCGAGCATCAGATTTTAAGCTATGGATCAGCAGTTTATTACTTCTTAGCTTCTACCTCAGATAACAACTTATCTAATGTAACTTACTGTACTTCTTCTGCCTCTAATGTAGGCGGTAATGTAACTTGCCAAGTATTGTGCCACGTAGGACTTGAGTACTACGTTAATGGTAATGGTTGGGGCGCTGGTAATTGGGGTCAATACGGATGGGGTAACGCTGCACCTTTGGGTGTTAGTGTAGGTGAACAACTTGTTATTTGGACCAATGATAACTACGGTCAAGACCTTGTATTTGCTCAACGCGGCGGACAGATTTTCTATTGGGATGCAAACTTAGGAACATCCTACCGTGGTAAAAAGTTATCTGATCTAGCTAATACTGCATCTTATAGTGGGCAGTTTGTTCCTTATAAAACGCTTGAGGTTTTAGCTTCTGATATTCAACGGTTTGTTTTTGCTTTTGGCGCCAATTCTTATGACCCTACAAACGCATTAACGGACTTTGATCCTATGTTGGTACGGTGGTCAGATCAAGAAAACCCATACCAGTGGGTGCCAGATATTACAAACCAAGCAGGCGAGTTTAGGCTTTCACATGGCTCTTATATTGCTACTACGATTAATACCCGCCAAGAAGTACTAGTATTAACAGATTCTACGCTTTATTCTATGCAATATTTAGGGCCACCTTATATCTGGGGCTTTCAAGTATTGATGGATAACATTTCGGTAATGGGTCCAAATGCAGTTATTACGGTAAATAACATTACTTACTGGATGGGTGGGGATAAGTTCTATATGTACTCTGGTCGTGTAGAAACTTTGCCTTGTGCGCTGCGCCAATATGTTTTTGCTGATCTTAATAAAGATCAATCTTGGCAAGTTACTGTAGGTAGTAATGAGGGCTTTAATGAGATCTGGTGGTTCTATTGCTCTACTAATTCGGTTATAGTGGATAAGTATGTTATCTATAACTACCTTGATCGAGTTTGGTATTACGGCACTTTAAACCGTACTTTTTGGTTAGATTCAGGATTGCGCCAAACCCCAATGGGTACTTTCCAAAATGGCGTGGATTCTTTATTAAACTCAACTGGTTGTGTGGTTAACCATGAACTTGGTACTGATGATGCTTCAACGGCTACCTCTTTGCCTATTTACTCTTATGTGCAGTCTTCGGACTTTGATATTGGAGACGGGCATAACTTTGGTTATGTTTGGAGAATGTTGCCTGACGTTAACTTTAATGGATCTAATGTAGATGGCCCAGTTGTTACGATGGAATTACAGCCCCGCCAAAACTCAGGTTCAGCATACGGAAGCCCTTCTAACGCTGCAACAGTAAGTGGTAATAACTTTGCTGTATACCCACAATATACGGTTCAAGAATTTACAGGCCAGATTTATACAAGGATTCGCGCCCGCCAAATGGCAATGAAGATTAGTTCTGATGGCTTAGGGGTATCTTGGCAGTTGGGCGCACCACGGATTGATATTAGGCCAGACGGACGGAGAAGCTAATGGCATCAAACGCTACAAGCATCCGTAATACCGTTGCTCCTAACTTACCTATTGGGCCAGTAGAGTACAACCAAAACTATCAAGATCAGTTTAGCAATGCATTACGCCTATACTTTAACCAAGTAGATAATGTTACCGGGGCGCTATTAGGAAGTACGGGCGGGCAGTATCTGGGAAATACCTATATATCTGTTCAGAATAACTCCAATGTAACTGCTACGGCAAACACCGCTACCTTAGTTACCCTCAATACTCTTGATTATTCAAGCGGCATGACCTTGGCAAATAGCGCCATTACCGTGTCCCAAAACGGTATTTACAACCTTCAGTTTAGTATTCAACTTCAAAATAATGATAATGAGATACACTATGCTGATATTTGGCTGCGCAAAAACAGTACAAATATACCAGCTACGGCTAGTAGGATTGTGCTTCCAGCAAGGAAAAATGCCAGCGAATTTAACTATGCACTTGCGGCAGCCAACTTCTTTATTTCCTTAAATACTGGAGATAGCGTTGCCTTGTACTGGGCTACGGATTTTAATACCGTGTCTTTAGTTAGTTTACCAGCACTTACAACCCCATATGCTAGACCCGTTAGCCCCTCTGTAGTGGCTACATTATCTTTTGTATCAAGGCTATAGACATGATAAAATCAGCACATATTAAGAAGGACTTCTATGTATTCTAACGGAATAATGGGACTAAACGCGCCAGTAATTGGGCAGAACGACGTCTATCCCGGAAGCAATCAAAGTGCATCTGAGTATGCTACTTCTGCACAAACGCCTGTAAGTTCTTCTGCAATTAACGCGGGATATGACCCCAAGACCGATGCCTATAGCGGGCAAATGATGGCTAAAGGTGGTATTACCTCTATACGGCGTTTTGAGGAGGGCGGCCCCACCCAAGGTAATTTTGATGATAGCGGTAGATATATAGAAGCCAAACCTGCTTATTCTAATGATGATAACGGGAACTTAGTTGATAAAAGCGGAGCAATTGTAGCTACTAAGGAAGCTCGTGATGACCCATATATTAGTCCTATTGCAAGTGATCCTACAGAAATTCAATCTTTATATGATTTAAAAAAATCAGATCCGAAACAATTTTACAGTACAGTTGCTGATAAATTAGGCAGTACTATTATTGGAAAGTATCAAGGAAATGATAACTACGATAACGAATATAACCAGCTTCAGAAGATTAAAGAAATAGATCCAGCGGCTTATTATAAGAATGAGCTTGGCTTTAAAGCGCATCAAATGGGTTGGCAAGTGGGCCAAAACCGTGGTGAAAGAAACACCGCAAACCAAGAAGCAATTAAAAGCATGATACCAGAAGCACAAAAAGCTGGCCTTTCTACAGATCAAATTGATTCTATTGTTAGCCAAAACTTTGGGCAAGCCCGCAATCAAAATGTACAACGTATAGCTAATTTGGCTGAAACTGGTGGATCTGGATTTAGCTTTCAAAAAGATGTTCAACCCGGGCTAACAATGCTTGCTTTAGCTGCTGGGGCAGCAGCCGCGCCAGAGTTTTTGCCAGCATTACAAGGTGTTGCTGGCGCTGGTGCTACCGAAGCTGGTATTGGGGCTGGAGCTGGCGCAGATGTATTTGGTGGTTTAGCTGGCACGAGTGGATCATATGGTGGTCTTACTGCGGCGGAACAAGCTGCTGCTATTACTGCCGCTACTCCTGCGGCTACTACTGTACCTAGTGGAATTGCTGCTCTTGAGGCTGCCAATGCCGTTCCTAGTGGATCACTTACTGAGGCGCAATTAGCTAAATTAGCTGCTACACAAGCAGCAGAAGATGCAGGTGCTGTTGTTGGTACTGGACCTGCTCCTGCTGGAAGTGGAATACTCGGAAATACATATGGTGCTACGCCTTGGATAACCGCATCAAATGCTGCAAAAGCTGCTTTAGGTTTAAAACTTTTAAGCAGTGGGGCTGGAGGCGCTGGCGGTGATTCAGGAGGAGGTGCTGGTACTCAAGCTAGTACACAATCTAGCAACCCAACATATACTACAACTACTTCTACCCCAACTAGAGCGCCATCCGCACAAAGCCCCGCAATGGTTTCTTTTCCAACCATGAGTTCTAATCAGAATATGGGTTCAGTATATAACCCATATCTTTTTAACTACCAAACAAGAAACGCGGCCCAAGGTGGTCTTATGTACGCTGATGGCGGGATTGCAGATTTAGGCGGATATGCTGCGGGCGGTAAGTTGTTAAAGGGTCCCGGAGATGGAATGAGTGATAGTATTGTGGCTAATATTGGCGGACAACAGCCCGCTCGTTTAGCTGATGGAGAATTTGTAATACCAGCAGATGTAGTGAGTCATCTAGGTAACGGCTCTACTGATGCTGGAGCCAAGCATTTATACAAAATGATGGACAAGATTCGCAGAGCTAGGACAGGAAACCCTAAGCAGGGTAAACAGATTAACGCAGATAAGTTTTTACCAAGGAATTAAATTATGGATAATCCATTCGCCCCAAACACCTTACCATCAAGCCCAACAAGCCAGCAGACCACAAATCAAACGACTACTGGAACAAATACTGGCACCTTATCTCCCTATATACAGCCTTATGTTTCTGATTATTTAACCCGTAGTCAAAACTTAATTGCAAATCAACAAACTCCAGCTTTACTAAATCAATCTTATGTTGGTGCAGCTAATTTACAACTTCCTACTGGTTTTGCAAAAGGTTCTGCTTTAGCTCAAGCTGGCGGACAAGGAAATTTAAGCACTGCTCCTATCGCTTTAGGCTACGGCTCACAAGGCGCACAATATGGCGCTCAAGGTCTTCAATATGGTCAAACAGGCGCAGCAATGGGAACTGCGGCTAGCCGAGCTGGTGATATGTATACACAGCAGGCCACAAGTCCAGAGGCAATGGCACAGTATATGTCCCCATACATGCAAAATGTGGTGGATTATCAAAAACAACAAGCAATTAGAGATTATCAAATTCAAGCCCCTCAGATGGCTGCTCAATCTGTGGGCGCAGGTGCATTTGGTGGCAATCGTTTAGCCCTTCAACAATCAGAGGCTAATCGTGGGCTACAGAATCGTTTGGCTGGCATTGAAGCTACAGGGCAACAACAAGCATTTCAAAACGCCCAACAAGCTCAACAGTTTGGTTCTACATTAGGACTTCAAGGACTTCAGGCTGGTATGCAGGGTCAGCAAGTAGGTTTACAAGGGCTTGGTACAGCAATGCAAGGAACACAAATTGGTTTACAAGGTGTTGGCGGAGCGCAAGCCGGATACTCTGGAGCTACTACAGCCGGTGGTACTTTAGGTAATATTGCAGCGCAAGAATCTCAAGCTAAGTTGGCTCAGTTGGCTCTGCAAAATCAATTTGGTTTACAACAACAAAACTTCCCATACCAACAACTTCAATTTGCAAACCAACAATTATCTGGATTGCCAATTACTAGCCAAACATCAACAGGAACAAATCAAGGCGTTCAACAAGGAACAATAGCTGGTCCTAGTGGACTCTCTCAAGGACTTGGTCTTTTAACTTCCTTAGGTGGCGCTGGTTTAATGTACAAAGCATTAGGATTTAAAAAAGGTGGCCTTGTTAGTTCTGGTTTAAATGACATTCGCTTGCATCAATTATTAGGTTAACTATGAATATTGCACAATTATCTGAACAGTTAAAAGATGTGCCACAAGGCACATTAATCAACTACGCCCGCGATCCTAATAGCGTAGTTCCTCAATTCTTAGCTTTGGCTGAGATTCAACGCCGCCAACATTTACAGAATGCGCCACAACCTCCAGCATCTACTGTAGCTGTGGACGTATTAAATGAAGCAGCGCCTCAGCCTCAAGTACCACAAGTTCCACAAGGAATTCCTCAAGGCATTCCTCAAGCATTACCTCGGCAAATGCCACCACAGATGGCTCTTCCAGAGAACCAGCCCGGAGTTGTTCAGTTGCCTACAGGTATGCCACAAGGCATGGCTGGTGGTGGAATTGTGGCTTTTGCTAATGGTGGAGAAGCTGATGATGAAGATGCTGATGAAGAAGATCTTCAAGCATTAAGAGATGAAAATAAAATGATGGCAATGCTTGCTAGAATTAAGGCAAGCACAGGTAATGCAATTGCTGGTATTCCACGAGTTCTTGAATCAGTTAAAGATTCATTGCCTCGTTCTTATGAAGCAGAAAAAGCTGCAGTAGAGCAAGTTAAGCGTACTGGAATTCCTGCTTCCAAAAGAGGCACACATCCATATGAAGCTGATGCTATTGCAGCCGCCAAACAAGTTGGCTTAGATCCAGAACTTATGCTCCATGCTTTATATAAAGAAACTGGTGGACATAAAGACCCGGCTCGCGCGGTATCTAGATCTGGTGCTTTTGGTCCCATGCAGCTAATGGAAGCCGCTGCCAAAGAAGTTGGCGTTAATCGTAAAGATCCATATGAAAACTTGTTGGGTGGCGCTCGTTATTTAAAAAAACAAGTGGATACCTTTAAGGATCCTACATTGGGTTTAGCTTCTTATAATGCTGGTCCCGGTCGAGTATCTGAAATGCTTAAACGTGGACGCGGAATTGAATCCTTGCCAATAGAAACACAAAGTTATGTTAAGTATTCAAGTGGCGGTGGAATTAAAGGATATAGCGGAACTGATCAAGATAGCCTTGTTGGAGAAGATCCATACGGCAGGGGTGATTTTATGCCAAAACAACCGCAATACATAGATGATGCCTATGCGCCATTTGAAAGTGCATACAATCCAGCAACTACTGCTGGAACATACATAGATGATGCATATTCGCCATATTCATCTGAAGATTTATATGGAACAAAACCACCAAAATCATTGGATGCTTTTGAACAGTTTATTGCTAGAAATGCTAAAGAACGTGAGGCTTTAAAAGCTGGTTCTTTACAGGATGTAGCGCTTGCAATAATGCAAGGTGGATTTGGAATAATGGGTGGCACATCTCCATATTTAGCGGCTAATATTGGTAAGGGTGCCGAACAAGGCATTAGTACTTATGGCGCGTTAAAGAAAGCCCGTTCTGCTGATTTAGCCAATTTAGAAAAATCTGAATTAAGTGGATTGCGAGCCAAAGAATTATCTGATCTTAAAAATCTTGAAATAGAAGGCATTAAACAAAGGGCAGCAGCTAATCTTGAAGAAAGAAAACGCGCAGATATAGCTTCTCTTGATAGAAAAAAAACAGAAGATATTGTTAGGCAAGAGCAGTTTGCACAAAAACGTGTAGATGCAGCAAAAGATAACTATAAACAATATATGACTATGCTAGAAGCATCTATCAAATCTCGTTTTCCGCTTGGAGAAATGGATCCAAAATATGCTAAAGCTAGGGCAGAGGTTTTTGCAACAGATCCAAGGTTAAAACAATTGGAGATGCAAGCATTTCCAGATTTAGTTAATGCAATACCTGTGGCTCCTGTTAGTGGATTGCCAGCAACTGTTGAAAAAGGCGGTAAAACATACGTATTACAACCCAATGGCAAATACATCGAGAAATAATACATGGCACAAGAGTTTACCCCTGAAGAGTTGGGAATTATTCCAACTCAACGTGAGTTTTCCCCAGAAGAACTTGGTATTGGTGTAGCAGAAAAGCCTCAAAAATCTGGGTTAAGCGCGGCATTTCAGCGCGGCGCTGAACAATTTGGCTCTTCGATTAAAACAGCAGCAGAATCCGTTACTAAAGGCGGTGAGGAAGCCGCTAGAGGCGCTCAGGCACGTCAAGCAGATATTCAGCGTAGATTGGGTGAAGGTGCAAGCTTAGAGCGTTTACAGAAGGTTTACGAAGAAAAAGGAATATTTCCTGCTGCAAAAGAATTGGCTGGCATGGTTCCCACTGCTATTGTTGAACAAGCTCCTAATATTGGAGCTACATTAGCTGGTGCTGGAGCAGGAGCTTTAGCTGGATCGGCAGTATTTCCCGGTGTTGGAACTGTTATTGGCGGTGCGTTAGGCGCATTTGCTCCATCCTATATTCAACAATATGGCGGCAATATTCAACGCCAAGCAGAAGCTCAAGCTGCTCAGGGTAAACCCTTAGATATTAATCTTGGTGCAGCAGCAGGAACTGCGGTTCCAATGGCTGGATTAGACGTCCTTGGAACGTTTATTCCGTTGGGCGGAAATATGGTTGCCAAGATTCTTGGACCAACTGCTGGTAAGTTATTAACAACAGGAGGATCTAAAGCGGTAGAAGAGGGTTTGCTAGCTACTATCACCAAAGGTACGCTAACAGGTATTGCTGCTGAAGTACCAACTGAGGTTACTCAGCAAATGCTTGAGCGGGCGCAAGCAGGGCTATCCCTTACAGATGCTGATGCCTTGAAAGAATACGGAGAAACAGCCTTTGCCGTATCTTTACTTGGCCCAATAGGTATTATCGGTCGTGTATCTAATAAGGCACAGGCTGGTAGAGATTTAGCACAAACACAAAAATTAGCGGCAGAAACAAATCAGCAGCAAGAAATAAACATACCGGTTACTGATGCTGAAGATCCACAAACATTATATGTTGCGCCAACTGGTGAAGTATCTTCATCTATAGATCAACTGAATGAATCTTTAAAATATAAGCAATACTATCAAGATTTAACTACGCCAAGCCCAGAAGTTTATGCAAATCCCGGCGATCAAGAAGCGATTATGGCAGCTCGTATGGAAGAGGCAAGAAAATACTCTCCAGCAATGCAAAAGCTTAACAAAATAGAAGCCAATAGAATTCAGCGCCAAGCAGAACAACAAGTTAAAAAAGATGTTGAAAAAACTAAAATATCAGAATTTACAAAAGCTGCGTTTGAGAATGGCGTTATTCTTCCACCATCACCAGAAGTAGTTGAGGCAGAACGTGCAAAAACTGTTAGTTTTCATAATTTCCGCACAGTTGCTAGACAGGTTGGCAACAAAGTTGAGGTCTATGAAGGTGTATTAAATAACAAAGGCAAAATTAATGTTAAAGATCCAGTAACAGGTAAAACATTAACATTCAACCCAAATAACCCAAACATTGTAATTGATCCTACTGAAAAAGATATCTACGCCCTTGAAACTCGCGGGCTTGGAGAAGACTTAAAAACTGTAGATAAAGAAATTATAAAAGCTGATAAAGAAACCAAAACACAGCAATCTGCATTTGGGGATTGGATTAAACAGAATCCTATTAGAGACTCTGACGTAATGGACATTCTTCCAGAGGCTGTTTCCCCAACCAAAAAAGGTTATTCCATTAAAAGGGACGCCAAGCCATTCTTTACTAAAGACGGTAGCGCATTAGATGATCTTGCTGCTAGGGCTTTTGAGGCTGGACTAATGACTCAGGCTGAGTTTGAAAGTACCAAAGACAATGGCGGAGTTAATGCTTTTATTAGAAAGCTGGAACAAGTCTATAGGAAAGAGCCGGTAGAAACAGCGGCAAATCAAGACGCATTTGCTAAAATTCAATCACTTAGTAATGAAAAAGATAACCTAGAAAAAGAACTAGAAAAACGCCAGCAAAATCTTGCAGAGCCAACTGAACAAGAAATTGTTAATAGACAGGCCCCATTTATAGCAGCAGAACCAGCTACGCCAATTACAATAGCTCAAGCAGAACAATTAGAGCCAGTAACCCCATCAACCAATGTTTCACCTGAGGGTGATTTAAGGTTTGAAGTTCCTTATGAATTCTCGGTAAAAGCCAGACAGGATATGAGCAAGATCATTCCGCGTCTTGCTAAAACGTTGGATAAGATGGGATTGCAAAAAATCAATATCAATCTATCAAAAAATCTTAAGGCTATGATTGATGGAAAAATTACTAAAGTAAACGGTACATACTTAAACCGTATCATTAGCTTATGTTTAGATAATCCAAATATTGAAGCTACTCTCCACCACGAAGCTATCCATGCTTTAAAAGAAATGGGGCTATTCTCTCCTAAAGAATGGGCTGTATTATCAAAGCGGGCTAAAGAACAATGGATAGATAAGTACAACATTAAGACACGCTATCCTAATGCTAGCCCAGAAGTTCAGATAGAAGAAGCCATTGCTTCTGCATTCCCAAACTACATGAAACAAGTTGGGCAACCTCGTGGATTGTTGCAGCGCATTAAAGATTTTGTACAAAAGGTAGGAAACGTATTCCGTGGCCTAGGATTTAATACTTCTGAATCTGTATTTGGTAAGGCAGCAGAAGGGCGGTTAACTGGAGAAGGTAAAACAATAATACCTAGAACTGAAACATTAGCTGAAATTCCAACCAAAGAAAAGCTTAAAGCACCAATGACCGGTGTAGATCCAGCCTATGCTGAAAAGTTATTAAATCAATTTAGCGCCAAAAAAGAAACTGTTGCAGAACGTCTTAAGGGGCTTAGAGAAAACTTTTCTGAAAGGCTTATAACTGGATTGTTTGATGAGTTTCGTTCAATCAAAAGGTTTAGTGAAGAAGCCTATATGATGGCTCGTATATCTAAATCTATTGATGGCGGTTTACAGGGCCTTCTAGAGTATGGTCAAGTATTTAATGACGGCGGTGCTTTAAATATCAAACCCGGCACTAAAGGCTTGTTAGATATCCTTGCCCCCATTGGTAAAGAAGTAGATCAATACCAGATATGGAAAGCCTTAAACCGTGACGCTGCATTGCCATTAGAAAAGCGTTCTTTTACTCCTGAGTTGTTAGCAGGGAAAGACCAATTGGCTCAGGGAACTCTTGACGGAAAATCCCGTAAGGTGCTTTATGAAACCGCATTAAAAGAAGAAAATGAGTTAAACAAGTCCGTACTTAAGGTGGCCTTAGACGCTGGCGTTATTGATAAGTACGCATTTAAACGTTTTTCTGATGATATGTATTACATTCCATTCTATAAGATCATGGAAGACGGAGACGTAGCTTCTGTTTCTAAATCTTCTAA